ATGTTAAAATAGATGATATAAAACAATGGCCAGAGAAATTTGGTTTTGAACAAATAAGATTTAAAAAATATGAACCTAACGGTGAAGATGAATTTAAGACACATGTAGATGTGACTAACTATAATAGTGCTAGAAGATTTTTAGTTTTTTTTATGTATTTAAATGATAACGATGGCGGCGAAACAACATTTCCTGATTACGATATTAAGATTAAACCAGAGGCAGGTAAAGTATTAATGTTTCCACCACTATGGCCATTTAAACACGCAGGACAGAAACCAATCGATCAACCAAAGTATATTATAGGGAGTTATCTACATTATGTTTGAGAAGACACTTTTATCCAACCTAGTCTTTAACGAAGACTTTACAAGAAAAACATTACCATTTATTAAACCTGGCTTCTTTAGAAACAGAGATGAGGTTACTCTATTTAATATCATAAGTGATTTTGTTGTCAAGTATAATAATCTCCCTACAAAAGAAGCAATTGAAATTGAATTGTCAAACGACAAGACTCTTACCGAAGACGAATTTAAAAATACAAAATTATTATTAAACAGTTTACAACATGAAGAAGTTGAACAACAATGGTTGTTAGATACAACAGAAAAGTTTTGTAAAGATCGTGCTGTGTATAATGCAGTATTACAAGGTATCAAAATCATAGATGGTAAAGATAAGAAACATACACCAGAAGCGATACCTAGTATCTTATCAGAAGCGCTTGGCGTTTCGTTTGATAGACATATAGGGCATGATTATCTTAATCAGGCAGATGACCGATTTGAATATTATCATAGAACTGAAGCAAGATTAAAGTTTGATCTTTCATACTTCAATAGAATTACAAAAGGTGGCCTACCACCTAAAACTTTAAACATTGCTCTTGCAGGTACAGGTGTAGGTAAATCTTTGTTTATGTGTCATGTTGCAAGTAGTGTTATATCGGAAGGTAAAAATGTATTGTATATAACTTTAGAAATGGCTGAAGAACGTATCGCAGAAAGAATTGACGCTAACTTGTTAGATGTAACTATTGATGATCTTTATGAAATGCCAAAAGAAATATACGATAATAAAACATCTAAAATGCAAAACAAAACCAATGGTCAATTAATTATCAAAGAATATCCTACGGCGTCTGCTCATGCAGGTCATTTTAAATCTTTGCTAGATGAACTTGCCCTAAAGAAAGCATTTAAACCTGATTTAATATTCATTGATTATTTGAATATATGTACTAGTAGTAGATTTAAAGGTGGCAATATTAACTCATATACTATGGTTAAATCTATCGCTGAAGAATTAAGAGGTCTTGCAGTACAATATAATGTACCTATTGTATCTGCTACACAAACAACTAGAACTGGTTATCTATCAAGTGACGTAGGACTTGAAGATACTTCAGAATCATTTGGTCTTCCTGCAACTGCTGACTTTATGTTTGCTCTAATATCAAATGAAGAATTAGAAGAACTAGGCCAAATCAAAGTTAAGCAATTAAAGAATCGTTATAATGATCCTGCTGTCAATCGTGCATTTATAATAGGTGTAGATAGAAGTAAGATGAGATTGTATGATGTAGAACAATCTGCTCAACAGATTGTAGATAGTAACCAAGAAAGTAAGGAGAAGATTGAAAAACCATCAGGCCCACAATCTGCTGAGGTTTATGATAAATTTTCGGATTTTAAAATATGAGAAAAAGAAAACCATCAATATACTATAAAACTGAAATGGTCAAAGTAAAAAATGAAATACTTTGGCGAGCTGTTGAAATGCCAAGTAAGTTAGTAATAAAAGAGTCCTTCTTTGAAGAAGATGTAAAAGAAACTGTCAAGTTTCAGAATAAACACAAAACATTTGGTGTGTTTGGTTTTCCACCTTTCTTTGATTGTAGAGGTGAAAAAGAAAAATTGTTAGATAGGGGTAAATCTAATTACAATCCTAGAACAAGTACACAAAGAACTGCCCGATAGATATACATAAATATATGTATGGCAGACTTAACAACATTAGCAGAATCAGCACAGGCACTATTTTGTTCAATCGCAGATTACATAGGTGTTAAAAAAACTAATCAACTTTTTGACCCTAAAAAGTATCCTGATTACACAGACTTTAGAAGTCAAATAAATGAAGCTACTTTACAAGCAGCTCATAAAAATATAGAAACACCTGGTGTATTTCTAAATGAATTAGAATTATTTTTAAAGAAAGATACTAAATGGTACATATCATCTTTACAGATTGGAAAAAAATTAATCAACGACATAACTAAAATAGATCCTGATTTTAAGATTGCTCAAAGAGGGTTTCAAAAAATATTTTATTACAGAGGTGATAAAGATATAATGGGAACTATAGAGAAGTTATTTAAGATTGCAAACAAATCAGGTTATAAATCACAAACTAAATTTGGTAATTTAAATAAATGGAATCCTGCAGACATATATCTTGCAACACAAAAAGCTAAAAAGTCACTACAAGAAGAATTAAAAGGTGCAAAAGAAAAAGTTTATGGTTTTCAAAATCTAAACATTATTACATCTGATTTAATAGATAGTGGCGATCTGTTTCCCTTATCACTTAAAAAAACAACAAAAGAAGCCCAATTACAAATGGTAAACTTTGATAGAAAAGAAGAAATAAAATATATCAAAAAAGTTGCTATCAAAAGTGTAACTGATTGGCAACCATATAAGATGGTTAAGTATCCTGCAAAAGGTAATACAAGAGATATGAGAATACTATTGGAATCTGGCGGTGATATAAAATTAAGACACGACCCTAGTGGTAAAAGATTTGTTGCAGAAGCTATCTTCTCAAAAGCAGAGGCAAGAGGTGGTTCAATTGGCTCTATAAAAGTATTATCAGAAATTATACACTTTGTAAATCCAGATGTTGCAAAACAAATACTTGACAAGTATAAAAAAGGTGAACAAAAATATTTTGCAGCATTAAAGAAGATAGAATATTTAAGAAAAGATAAACCAAGATTTGATTATGAGAGAGGCGCTATAAGTGCCATATATGTTATCAACGAAGTTATGCCTGTACTTAAAAAGTTTTTTGCAGAAAACAAAAAAGACGAAGGCAATAAAGTATTAAGATTGATGTTTGAGTACATAACATCAAGGACTCCCCTATCAGGTAAATTTGTAATAGCAAAATAGTATAAATAGTCTAGTAAGAAGTGATTTATTATGGGATTATTGATATTTTTTGCTTGACAAAAGCACAATTTTTTGTTATAATGGGTATAGTGGGAGAACAATGTATAGTTTTAAACAATATTTAAATGAGGCAAAAAACACTCATTTAGAACATTTAGAAGACGAAATTATTAATAACGGATACCAAGGTGGTGTCAATGCTGTAGAGTTTCTTAAATCTATAAGAAACATGCTTGTTGGTTCATCTCGTAAAAAATTAAACGTATCTGTTAAATGGGATGGTGCACCTGCTGTATTCTGTGGTATTAATCCTGAAAACGGCAGATTTTTTGTAGGATCAAAATCTGTATTCAACGTAACTCCTAAAATAAATTACACACAATCAGACATTAGAAAAAATCACGCAGGCGGTTTAGTAGATAAACTATCTGTATGTTTAAAAGAATTACCAAAATTAGGTATCAAAGGTGTTGTACAAGGCGACTTGTTGTTTACACCTGGCGACATTAAGTCCGTATCTATAAGAGGTGAGGATGCTCTCGCATTTACACCTAACACTATAACATACGCTGTACCAGAGAATACTGACCTTGCACGTAGAATCAAAAGAGCTAAATGTAAATCGTTTTGCAAAGACGCCAGCAGTATTTTTTGATGACGCAAGTTATAAAGACTCATCTGGTGTTGCTACATTTACTACAACAGAAAGTGCTCAGTATGATAGTATGTTAAGAATGGCAATGGGATCAATATCAAAAGGTAAAAAAGTTTTAGACTTATTAAAAAGACAAACTAATATGTTATCAGTAGGTATGAGATTAAAAATATTTTTCAATACTCAAATAAGAGCAGGACAATCTATACAGAATGTCAGAAAATTACAATCAGAATTTAGAACATATTACGCTAAAGTATTAGATGACGAAGCGTCAAATAAAAAAACTGCTAATGCTAAAAAGAAATACGAACAAATAAGAAACGATGGTTTAAGATTTATTGATAGCAACGAAAATGAAATTTACTTTGCTATGGCTAGTTACATAACTTTACAAAGAGTTAAAAACTTTTTAGTTAATAAAATGAATCAAATTAAATCAATAGGAACTTTCTTACAAAAAGGTAATGGATTTGAAGTAACAAATCCAGAAGGTTATGTCGCTGTAGATAGAATGGGCAACGCCGTTAAATTAGTAGATAGATTAGAGTTTAGTACAGCAAA